GCGCAGAGCCTGAACCTGCGCGAAGGGGCATGCCCTTGATGATCTTTTGGCCCCACACGCGGGCAATCCCGGACCCGCTGCCTGTCAGGTCTGTGGGCTCACCGGCCACGGACCAGCCGATGATGCCCGCCGTGCCGTAGTAAAACAGGTACGGGTGCAGGGCCACAATACCGCCGGTGGCGTTTGCGCCTGCTGGAAGCTGCACGCTTTTCAGGGGCGCGGTGCCAAGCAGGTCGCCGTAGAAAATCTGGCCGCCGACGTCATTGCACAGGCAACGACCGTTGGGCGCAACGTGGGCCAGCAGCGCGTTGTACTGCGTCGAAGAGTCAAACACAGCCTGGAACATCCAGTGGTTGGCATCCGATACCGCAAGCGCGTCAGAGCCGCCCACCATGTCGGTGTCCGTGGCCGTGATCGTTGTTGTTGTGGCTGTGACCACAAATCCGTTGGTGGCCACGCCAGCCGTCACAGCCGTGATGGTGATCACCGGACCAACGGCGACCGCCGTGTAATCGGGGCTGGATGTGTGCAGGTTGATGTTGGTCGCCACGGCTGCGGCAGTCGTGGCCAGGTCCGTGGCAAAGGACACCGCGCCTGACATGATCTGAACGCCGTTTACCGTGATGCCGTTGACCGCCCCAGATGCCCCGCTTGTCAGCGTCACCGTGCCCGTTGCGGCCACGGCCACAGGGGTTCGGTTGGTAATCAGGCTGGCGTTCTTGCTGGCGTCAATCGTGAAACGCTCCAGCGTGCCGGGACCACCACTGTGGCAATACTGCAACAGTTGCTGCGTGAAGCTGTTGAAGCCGCGCGAAATCTCGGTCAGGTATTTGGAGATTGACCGGTACCCACCGATCTTGCGCGGCAGGCCACGCTGAAAGCGCACCCACTGTCCGTCGACGTAGAAGTCGCCTTCGAACTTTGTGCCGTCGCGTTTGATGCCCGGCTGAGAGCGCAGGATCTGGGTTGGCATCAGAATGTCCCGCCAACAACAACACCGGCAGGCGCGATGCCAAGGGCTGCGTATGCAGCCGGACCATTTGCGGCTGTGAACAGCGCATCACCTGTTGCGGTCGCCCCCAAGTTGATGCGGGCCGCTCCAGCCGTTATTGCGCCTGTGCCGCCGCTTGATACCTGAATGGGCACAGCCAGGCCACCCGTGTCAGCGTTGACCACGTTGGTGCCGTCGCAGTACAAAATCGAGCGCGATCCTGCCGCCACCAAGACGCCGGTGCCTGCCGAGGTTTTCACCGTGAAATTGAAGGCACCTGTTGTCTCGTTGTTGACCCAATATTGCTGCACCGTGGCAGGCACGATGATGTTCCGATTGCCAGTCAGCGTGCCCGTGAAGCCGTAGGCAATGCGGTTCAACTCGGTGCCCGAAAGCGTGTAATTACCCGTGCCCGAGACATTGATGCTGGTGTAATCGAAGGCAAAAATTGCAGACTGGCCAAATCCGATCGTGAAGTAGTTTGCGCCGTCCGTTACGAGGATTGCCGAATCACCAGGCTGGAACGAAACTGACGCTCCGCCGTTGATCAGGATCGTACCAGTTGGATCAACTGAAATCACACCAGAGCCCGAGTTGCGCAGGTAGCAAAACCAATTGTCGCCAACCGTTGTCGGTGCCGGGAGGCCAAAAGTCCCAGCCGCCCCGGTCCAGACAAACATGCGCGCCCGGTCCTGCACCCCGGCTGAGTAGTTGCTGTTGAACTGCGTGACGGGAACGGACTGCGAGAGCAGCGTGCCCACGGCCACGATGCCGGTACCAGCCAACGACGAGGCATTGACCTGCGAAGTCGAAGCACCGTACTGCAGCGCAGTCCACACGCCAGCGGCTGTGCTGTTGTTTGCGAGGTACACCTGCCACAAAACGCCAGGATCAATCGAAACAACTTGCACACCCGTTGCATTTCGAACGGTGAATGTGTGAGCGCCCTTGTTGTTGAACAAGATGGTCTGTCCACGGCCTGTTTTGTTGGCCGCAGGCAGCGTCACCGACAGACCAGAGGACGCCGGGGTGACGTCCATGATCTTGGTGGCCAGATTTGTGCTGGCACTTGTTTCTTCTGGCCAACTCAGCGTGGTGTTGACGGCCAGGGCCAAGGCGCTGTAATCGACCTCGCTGGGGTAGATGTTGGCACCGCCAAAAACCGAAGTGTAGGTTGTCATTGCAATTTCTCCGCTTTAAATCTGGCAACCCGAGCAACGTGAGCGGCCTTGATCTTTGCTTTATGTTCTTCAGACTTTGGCCTACCTTTTGCGGCGACCGACATTTTTTCGCGCCATTCCTGTGACAAGATTTTGCCTTTGTTTGCGGATACACGACCAATTCCAGCCGCCGATATTTTTGCCCGATGTTCTTCAGAAAATTTTCTTCCAACTTGAGCCTCAGACGATTTTTTATGCCACTCAGCAATCGCTTTCCACATCTTGTTGCGGTTGGTCATATTGGCGCGCCAAGCCTTACCTTTGCCGATGTAAAACACCCCACCAGTATCATTTCTGGTGTGAAAGTAGGTGTAATACGGATGCGACTTCATGCTTCACTCCGTTGAGCGCTGCGGTCCATGATCCGTTTCATGTCCTCGCCGCTGATTGCTTGGGCAGCCCTGTCGTACATCTGCTGCCAGGTGCCAATCCGCTGGTCATTCTTCAAGAACGGCGAAGCCTCAAGCAGCGTCGCGTACAGCAAAAGATCGGGCGCATATTCGGTGACCCAATTGGTCTGGAAATCTTCGCCAAGAAAACGAGGCTGCTCATAGTACAGGACCTCCAGCGTCTGCGCTGCAACAGGCGTCGGGGTGATCAGCCAGTGGTTGTAATCGTAGTCGGCATAAAACTGCGGCACAGCCGTCACGGCCTCATTGGGCCAGTAGCTGCGGCAATACTCATACGACCGGGCAAAAATGGGCTGCCCGTCAAGCGTCATGCTGATGGTGTCGCGCCAGCGGTCGGGCTTGCGGTAGGTGGCAACGCCAATTTGCAGCGGGGTTTGAACAGCACGGATGAAACCCTGGATTTTCAGCTCGCGCGAAATGCGGCGCTCGCCCAAAGTGATCAGGCGAGGCAGTTGCTCGTAGACGATTTTATCGCTCTCGGCTGTGAAGCCTCGCTCAAGGTAACGTCGAACGTCCTCGAGCAGGCTGGTGTAAGTCATGGTGTACATAAGCTCTCCGCATTGGGATAAAGCCGCTGATGCAGCGAGCGCCTGGTGGTTGGATTATCGCTGCAATTCATAGTCATCGGCAAGGTGTTAAAAACCTGGGAGGCTTTTTGCACTTAACTTACTTTGGCGCTACACAGATGTTGCTCACGTAGCTATGCAGGCCTACGAGTTGCGTTTCGGCGATGTCGAGGTGTTCGCGGGCCGCCATCACGTAGTTTTGCAGGCCTACGAGTTGCGCTGCCAAGCCATCAGCTCCAGCCGCCACTTCAACAAGAGCTGACGCACACTCTCCGAGTAATTTTCGCTCAACGGTGGCTGCATGAGCAACGGGGGCGGCGGCGGGACTCTCACCGATCTTGTCGGGGGCTGGGAGAGCGTAGAGTTCGTTGCGCAACCCATCAAGCTCAGCGCGAGCGTTGCGAGCAGCCACATCTGATTTGCGTTTTTGAACGGCATAGGCCTCCTCTGCTTTTTGTTTAGCCTCCCCAAGCGCGTGCTCCTGCGCTCGGGCGGCTTCGGTCAGGTTTTTCAGGCTCACCGCATGAGCCTCTTGCATTTGTGAAATCCGGGCGTTGTAGCGCCAGTCCTGCACCTGCCACACACCAAGGGCCGCAACAGTGAACCCGAGCAAGCCAGCCGTAACGTGCGTGTAGATCATTTGACACCCATGCACTGTTGGTATTCCGACTGTCGGCGGTTCGTCAGCCCCTGCAAGGGTTGCCCGTTAAACTTGTTCCATGCCAGAATCCCTTGGCAGGCTCCGGCGTAATCCCCGGCCTTAAGCCGCCGCACGATGGTCGAGTTGCCCCCGCGCTTGACGTAACAAAAGCCGTCTGCCACACCGTCTTTGCCAACCCCGATGTTGAACGCAAGTGAGACGTACGCATCCCACTCGTGCTGGTACATGGGCACATCTCCAACGCACTGGCGCATGGCATGCTGGAAAGCCTCGGCTTGAAAGTTCAGCCGGATCAGCGCCCGCACCGGATCGGTCTTTTGCCCGAGCTTCACGCCCTGCGCATCACCAAACCCGAGCGTTGGCCTGTCACCTTTGACTGGGATACATGCTTCCCCGCAATACCCCTCATGCACAGCCAAACCCACCAGCGCCGAAGCAGTGATGGTCAAGCTGGCAACCAGGGTGCGGTTCATGGGGTTTCGTTGCCCGCTGCGGGCGTTGTCAGAAGCGTGTTTGCCTCGGCTGTCGTCAAACGGAACACTTCGGGGAATGCTACGTTTGTGGTCATGTTCACGTAATCGATGGTTTCCTGTGCCTGCAGGTTTACGCTAGACACCACCCCCAGACGGTTGTTGCCGGTGATGATGATCGAACGCAGGCTGTACAAGTCGGAGCCGGTCACGCCAAGAGAGGCTGCATAGCCGGTGTCGGCCAAGAACA